GCGCCCGGCCCAATGCCATTTTTACATACTGTAGACGCAGATATGACTGCATATCGACAGGGTAAAACTCGTAAAGGTTCCTATGCAGCGTATATGGATGTCTCACACCCCGACCTGATAGAGTTCCTTAACATGCGTATACCTACTGGTGACGTTAACCGTAAGAACCTAAATTTGCACCATGCAATTAATATCACAGACGATTTCATGCGGGCAGTAGAACGTAATGAGATGTGGGACTTAAAAGACCCACACGAAGATACAGTTCGTGAAACTATGCCTGCTAGGACGTTATGGCAACATATCTTAGAGACACGGTATCGTACAGGTGAACCATACCTAAACTTCATTGACACTGCTAATCGTGCATTACCACATACAATGAAAGCAAAGGGACTGAAGATACATGGTTCAAACCTATGTAACGAAATCCACTTGCCGACATCAGAAGACAGGACTGCTGTGTGTTGTCTCTCTTCTCTTAACTTGGAGAAGTTTGACGAATGGAAAGACGGAACACTTGTTGCTGACCTTATTCGATTCTTAGATAACGTATTGCAATTCTTTATTGACAATGCTGGTGATGAGATTAGTCGTGCAAGATATTCTGCAACTCAAGAACGTAGTCTTGGACTAGGTGCAATGGGTTGGCATTCACTTCTACACCAGAAGAGAATTGCATTTGATTCTCTACAAGCACGAGAACTAAATCAACATGTCTTTAAATTAATCAAAGAGGAAGCAGTTAAGGAATCTCTACGACTAGGTGCAGAGAAGGGTGAGGCTCCTGATATGCGTGGTACTGGTAGACGTAATGCACATCTACTGGCGATTGCCCCTAATGCAAACTCTAGTATTATTGTGTCAACATCCCCATCTATTGAACCAGCGAAAGCGAATGCATATACACATCGTACTCGTGCTGGTTCTCATTTGGTACAGAACAAGTACTTGGAAGAAGAACTAGAAAAGGTTGGACAGAATAAGGAATCTGTTTGGTCTGGTATTATTACTGGAGGCGGTTCAGTGCAACATCTAGACTTCCTGTCAGATAATATCAAAGAAGTGTTTAAGACTGCAATCGAACTTGACCAGTTAGTACTGGTTGAACAGGCTGCAGATAGACAAGAGTATCTATGTCAAGGACAATCACTAAACTTATTCTTCTCTGCTAATGCAAATAAGAAAGAGTTGCATAGAAGTCACTTCGCTGCATGGAAGTTAGGAACTAAGGGACTGTACTACCTAAGAACGGAAAGTTCACAAAAGGCAGAAAATGTATCGTTGAAAGTTGCTCGTGATGCATTACAAGATTTTGAAACACAAACAATGGAATCACAGGACGAATGTGTCGCTTGTGAAGGTTAAAGGATAAAGAAATGAAAGTAGAAATTTATAGTAAGTCGCATTGCCCATTCTGTCAGAAGGCCAAACAATGGTTTGATTCTCATGGATATGATTACACAGAAACATTATTAGACAATGAAGAGGAAAGACTATCTTTCTATCAACGTGTGCCTAATGCTCGTTCTATGCCACAAATCTTTATTGATGATAAACTGATTGGTACATACGACCAGTTTATTGCCATTGCAGATACATTTGTAAAGAAGAAAGGTGGTGGGTTGTTGGAGTTCTCAGAAACTTACAAACCATTCCATTATCCTTGGGCAGTTGAAATCACAACAAGACACGAGAAGGTTCACTGGATTGAAGATGAACTTGACTTGTCGGAAGATGTTTCTGATTGGAAGTCTGGTAAGATTAATGCTATTGAGAAGGAATACGTTACGAACATCCTTAGACTGTTCACACAGTCAGATGTTGCAGTAGGACAGAACTACTACGACCAATTCATTCCTAAGTTTAAGAACAATGAAGTACGAAACATGCTTGGTTCGTTTGCAACTCGTGAAGGTATCCATCAACGTGCATATGCATTACTTAATGAAACACTTGGATTGTCAGATGCAGAGTATCATGCTTTCCTTGAGTACTCAGAGATGGCAGACAAGATTGAATTTATGATGGACAGTGACCCGAATACAGTTCGTGGACTTGGACTGTGCCTTGCAAAGTCAGTGTTCAATGAAGGTGTTGCTCTGTTCGCATCATTCGTGATGTTGTTAAACTTTCAACGTGCTGGTAAGATGAAAGGTATGGGTAAGGTTGTTGAGTGGAGTATTCGTGATGAATCTATCCATGTTGAAGGCAATGCTAAGTTATTCAAGGCATATTGTGCTGAACACCCTCGTATCGTAGATGACGAATTTAAGGGACATATATATGAGATGGCAAGGAACGCAGTCAAGTTAGAAGACAGGTTCATTGACTTGGCGTATAAACTTGGTGACATAGAAGGACTAGGTGAAAAGGAAGTGAAACAGTATGTGAGATACATTACTGATAGAAGACTTCTTCAACTTGGACTTAAAGGGAATTACAAAGTGAAAGAAAATCCATTACCTTGGTTGGAGTGGATTCTCAACGGCGCAGATCATACGAACTTCTTTGAGAATAGAGTAACTGAATATGAGGTTGCTGGTTTAACAGGTAAGTGGGATGATGTCTACGCTGCATAATAATAACAGGCAGGGAAATTAATGAGTAGTACTAGAAAAGAAATCTTATGTGACGGCTGTGATGCAGTCTTTAGATTAGCCCACAACATGGACGAATGGAGTTATGCTATAACCTATTGTCCATTTTGTTCTGAACCATTAGAAACAGAGAATGAAGATGCTCTGTTCGATGAGGAAGAGGACGAAGATTACTAGATGACACAATGGACGTTTGACGGAACCCCTGTTGAAGAACTACCAGAAGATTGTGAGGGTTTTGTATATCTGATAACTAATCTTACTAACGAACAAAAGTACGTTGGAAAGAAACTAGCACGTTTCAAGGTTACAAAACCCCCACTAAAAGGAAGGAAGAACAAAAGACGTTCAACTAAAGAAAGTGATTGGAGAACCTATTGGGGTTCTTCAGATCATTTGAACGCTGATGTCAAGGAACTTGGAGAAGACAAGTTCACCAGAGAAATCCTATACTATTGTCAAAGTAGAGGTATGTTAAGTTATCTAGAAGCTAAAGAACAATTCGATAGGAAAGTCCTATTGACAGATGAGTATTATAATGGTATAATAAACGTCAGAGTAGGAAGTTCTAAGATTCTAAAAGAAGAGTATGCAGATAAGTTCTAGCGAACATGCAAAAATATCATTACTTTTTGTAACATATGACAGTACTATTGACATAAATATATGCGAACGACCCCCCAAAGGAGATTCAAAAATGACCATTAACATGGACAGAGTGAGCATGCTCGCTAATAATTAACTAGGGATGCATAGCATCCCTTCATCATTTTAAGAGGAAAAATAAAATGACAAAATGGATGCTGGATTTGTTCAAACCAAAACCACAAAAGAATGATATTGTACGTTTCATACGGACAGAATATCCAAACGAAGTAAGGCACTTACATGATATTGATGTACTTGCATACTACGAAAACATAATGACTAAAAGGAGAACCTAAAAATGTCAGTCGGTTTATTTTTAAACCAAAGTTACAAACACACATGTACTGTTTGTGATTGGCTAAGTAAAGCATGTACAGCGGTATTAATTACAAGTATCGCTATAACAGAAGCATCAGGAAGAGCGAGGGCTGCATCAGAACTATCCAGAATGGGATATCATGCAGAAGCGAAGAAGTTGATGTTGGAGGATAGATTATGAGTCAGTTGATAATGAAACTAAGAGAGAACGAGAAGGTATGCAAATATTGTGATATTGCAGAAGGAATCTTCTTGGCGGTATTTCCTTTGTTACTACCAATATTGATAGTAGTTGCGACAGCAAATCAATGGTAGTATAACTTTTTTAAATTAATTTTAAAATAAATGATAAGTCCTTGTTTTTACAGGGACTTTTTTTTGACTTTTTTTCAGAAAAGACTTGACAAATGTTATGATAACATGTATACTGTATAGGTAAGATAAAGAAAAGGAAATAATCATGGAAACAATTTTTATTAGTGCGAACAACGGTGGACTTGAGATTTACAAGGGTGCTGGAAACTTGATTGCTGGAAACATCCAGACTGCAAAGACTTTCAAATATGTGATGGAGACTCACAATATTGATGTTAACAAGGACATCATCTACTACACAAGTAGTATG